TCTAGATCTGCTTTGAAAAGACGACTCATAGAATTCATCTTAATCTTCCATTGCAAATAACGTTCCTCACCTTCATCATCCAGAATCTCACGTATCCAAACGTCAGGCTTTACAATCATGTTTGCAAGTATGAGATTCTCAGGATCTTCTTTATGGGAAAGCTTCTCAAAGAAGTATGCATACTGACTAGTACGAAACTTGTCAAAAGAAGCCTTGATTTTCCCATGATATTTGTGATAGTCGTATTGGCTGCCGAAGTGTTTCTTCATTGCCAAGAACATCACATAATACTTAAACGACTCTTCGTTAGCAAAACTCGTCGAGTGTTTGATCATCTTGTTTAACCATTCTCAAGCCAATCGCTTCACTGCGAACCTTCTCTTTTAGAATAGAAGACTTCTTTACAATATCTGCGACTGTTTCAATTTCTAATTCATTTTGACGCGCGTATTCTACTAAAGCGTCAATATAGTTAACACCGCGCGCTAGCATCTCTGATATATCATGATGCACTTTTTCAGGAGTTCTTGGTGTAATCATTAGCCGTTTAGTACCTTAATACCATCCAACCAGTTGGTTGCAGCATCTTCAATATAATGAATGCTATGGCCCTTAATAGTTTCTTCTTTAACGAAATTACCGTTAATATGATAACGAATTGTGTAACCTTGATCTGCTTCATAAATCTCTGCTCGAAGCTGATTCCCTTCTCGCTCACCGAGAAACTGATTGACGAACGTGCTCATCTCTATTCTCCCTCACATGTTGAATATTAGACGTGGCCTTATGAGATCCACAGTTTTTACAAAAGGAAACGTAAACCATGTACTTATGCTTACCGAACATAACGTATGTACTTCCACTTGTTATATTAATATTATCACAACAACCATTTATTGTCAACGGTTTATTTTCCATACTTGTTCTCCTTCCAATATTTGTTACGATCGTCTGTGCTAGTTCTGTTCGCCTCATGTTCTTTAATTTTTGTGATATATTGCAGTCGTTGTACTTCTTGAAAATGTTTCCATTCTTGGTCTTCTATGTAATAGTGAGGTTTTATGTCCATTTGAAATCTCCCTAGACAGCAAAACTTTCTCCGCAGCCACATGAAGCAGTGGCATTAGGGTTAATTACTTTTAAATAAGAACCACCAAGCTCTTCCACATAATCTATTGTGCAGCCAAAAACAAACATTTCAGCCATTGGATCTAACCATAAATTTTCAATAGTTGGACTTTCTTCCGTGGTTCCCCACTCATATTGAAAACCAGAACAGCCTCCACCTTTTACCGTAAGTGATACGTTAGGTTTGCCAACCTTTTTTAGATAAGCTTTAGCATTTTCCGTAATAGTTAATATCATTCCATTTCGCTTTCTTCCTTAGTTTTATATTGCCATTCATCAGTGTGGCCAACAGACCATTTAGGTTCTGTTTCAACCGCATAGTTTTGAGTGCATACTTTAAAGTCAGGACGTAATAGTTTATCAGGAGTTAAGGAGCTATCACGCCAGATAACCCGATTGTTAGGCTGAGCAGCGAATTGACCGTTGTCAAGTCGTATAACGTTGAAAGACTTGTGTTCGGGGTCGTGTTCACTGAAATTTGTGTCGATGATGGAAGAATCGCGGTGACAATTATCGATGGTGAACTCATACTCACCGGCATGCATACGTTTGTCCTTTCCAAAAAATTCACATCTAGACAAGATGGGTTTTTGGACAACGGTAATGTCGTAATCAAAACAATCCCAAAGCTGTAGCACATCAAGCGGAAGAATCTCGCCGTGCGGTATTTTCCAAACAAATGCCGATATAGGAAGTTTGTCATATAGCGCTCCATAATCAGTTAAGAGTGTTTCGAAATAAAGAGCTTTGTGCATTGTGCTTTTAACACTAATCCAGATTCCTGGAGTATATTCACCGTGCCCCTTCTCTAAATCATACAAGTATTCTTTTCGTACATAAACATTAACAGGTGGCAAAGGGTGAACTAAGAAAGCCATTTATTGTCTCCATTCTAATCCGAATATGAGCCCAGCGTTTTGTCTATCGATATCTCCGTTTCGTAGAAACGTTTCAACGGTGGGCGCAATGAAATAATTGTTATAGTTTAACTTCACCATTGGCTTTACATCTGCACCCGTATATCCAGTAACTGCTCCAACTTCCATAAAGAACCGCGGTCCAAAATCATACGTGTAAGCAGCATATGTACTCATTTTCTTTTCACTATTGAAGTATGTACCGACACTTATAGTACGATCTTCATTTAAGTAAGCTCCTACATGAGGATGGATCCAATTGTATTCATTTTCCAAACCAACGTGTGCACTAAGTAACAGTCCAAAGAATAAATCCATTATCTTTCCTCAAATAAAACATTGTCGACGTATCGATTTTTATCGGCTTTTGATATGCCCATAGCTTCGATAGATCTGTGCAAGTGAGGATTCATTTTTTGGTTCTTGCAGTATTTGTTTAGTGCTGGTAAAGTATCTCGATGTGACGCAAACGCGTTAGCTTCTAAGTTTTCTAAATAGTGTTCTAGAAGTTGTGAAGTTACATCTATAAACTGATCTAATTCTTCGTCGGTGTTTATGTTACCAACGGCGATCATGTTTTCTGAAAATATTTCTTGCGCCCAAGGTGGAAGTTCTCTTTGTTTGTTCCACTCCAATCCTTCTACTGTTCGAGCCATAAAATCTAAGTAAGGGTGCGGAACTCCATGTAAAGGACTATAGTCCATAAAAGATCCGGTGATCTTTCTTGGCCCCGCTACAATATCAAATCCTAAGATAGGCAGTTCAATGTATCTCTCTGGGAACACGTTAACGTGCATCAACCAGAGGCCCTTGCCATCTTCAGGAATGATTGTTTTTAGATGAGCTTTATACACTTCATCGGAATGCCAAAAGGTATCGGTCCAACCTTTGAAGTGCATATCTTCGGTGTAACTAGGATTGTCCCAGCGCTCGAAGTGCTCATCAAATTGATTAAATATAAAATCAGAGTACTGATTAAGTCTCTTCCATAGTGGATGTGTCATGCTTTGTTAGTGTCCAAGTTCCGTCCTCGTTATCAATCCAAGCAAGGCTGTCACCTGGTTCCCATCCTAATTTTTCTAGAAGATCGTCTGTGAATTGTAAGTAAAGATCCCCGGATTGGGGATCTTCGTGAACAGTTAAAGTTTCCATTATTTACGCTTTCTTGCTCTACGTGCTTTTGCAAAAGTATTCATTAGCCTAGTTTCACGAACCTCTTTCAAGGATCTTCGTCGCTTTCTAGCAGATTCACTCTTACCCATTCGAAATTGACGTGTAAGTGGTTTAGTGGCTACTTCTTCGAATGCAACTTCTTTATGCATAAGGATACCTCCTACGTTTGGCTATTAACAATTATATTATATCAAGATATGGGTAAATGTCAACTAATTTCTTCAGACAACTCATCAAATAACTCTGATGCAAAGTCAAAACAGATCTTAGCTTCATCTGCCATATCATCATGCAAGAGTTTGCGGAATTCCTCAATAAGGATCTTAGTATCTCCTTCAAACTCATACATCTTGCCTGAGCCAGGCACTTTCTTTTTGATGATCTGCCCGCCATGTAGTTCACCAAAATGTCTTACGTACATATGAGCCAACAGTCTGTCGTTAGCATCCCACTCCGCAAGTGCATGTATATGATTGGTGTACTTCTCTACAGAAGGCGGATAGTTACCATCTGGCTCTAATCCATATTCGTTTTCAAGCTCACGAATATCAGTCCAAATGCGATTGGACCTTTTAATTGGTTGTAAATTTGGGGGAATGATTACTTTAGATTCCAGTGCTTCATAGTTTAAGTACTGGCAACATAAAAATTTGTGATAGAGTTTAGGCTCAATTTTGCCGCTAATAAGATGTTTAGCGAACTTACGCCGTTCAGCAGATTGGTGGTGAGCCCATGTAAGCTCTTTCAATTTTAGTGACATTATAAGCCTCCGCTGATGAAAGTTTTCATTTTTATTTATAATGACCAAAGGGGCCCCGAAAGGCCCCTCTACTAAGTTTTTTCTGCAAGTTTATCTCAGCTTAGAAGCTGAACGAAACAGATGCAGTAGGTGTCAATTCTTCGCTGTCTAGGTTGTATGACGCTCCTGCTTCGAGCTCAAGCCCGATGAAGCCGTAAGTGTAAGAACCACCTACGTTTTGAAGCATTTCATCCTGATCGCCGTTTACGAATACTGTAGCACCGTAAGCGCCAGCATCTACTTCAAAACCAATATCTTCTGATCCTGAATCATAAGTGATTGCAGCACCAAGACCAATATTGTCGTTCAACAGATAATCACTGCGAGAACCAATCGCAAAGTTTTCAGTAACCATGTTGTATGAACCTGCGGCTTGTAGATTAACAAGACCAAGATTCATTTCGTACATACCGGCTACTGTTTCGATTTCTGTTACATCCGCTTCGATATCTTTCCAGCTAATACCCATTTTTGCTCCAAGGGCTTTAACTGCAATAGATTCTTTCATGGCTGGATCTGCCAATGTTGAACCGTCTTCTGAATCGATCCAAACATTACCTTGATCTCCGAATGAGATCATTGCATCTCCATTTACTACTGTACCAATTTGCCATTCATCAAGGGTAATATCACCGTCTGTGTTCATGTCCAAATCAATAGCAGCAAATGCAGGTACTGCTGTACCCATTGATGCGATACCTAGGTCGAAGGATGTTGTTGCACCCCAGTTGCCTGCTGCGTTTTCTGCAATCTCAGTTGTAATTTCACCGCCAACGTCTGCGGCCATTGCTGAGCCTGCTGCGCAGACCAATGCTGTTGTAATTAGTAGTTTATTAAACATCCTGTCCCTTTCTTATTACTTTTATTAAATGTGTGATGTGCCACTTTTCTGTTGCTAGGCAAGTGGCCAGCCCCCTGTGTTATGCAGCTAGTGCGTAACCAGATGGTGCAAAGTTATCGTTTGCATTTAGTTTGTTTGACCGAATAACGTAGGTCAACACGGTGAACTCCACTCAACTATTCCGTCCGTCGATCCTTGTTCACCCCCATCATAAACACATGTGCTTACATAAACACACGAATAAGTAATGGTCCAAGTCTATAACTTTTATATGGCTTGCCACTATTGAATCTAAAATCACCCCATTGAAAAGGTGTTCCTTTAAACCAACTAATCCAGTGCCAATCCCAATTCATTATATCCTCATGTGTTTATGGTGGAGGTGCGCGGTACTGCCCCGCGGTCCGATCCGTTTTTATTTTGTTTCAACGTCCACTTCTTATATATAACACAAAAGGAGTTAAATGTCAACCCCTTCTGTAAAATTTTTTTACTTGACAAAAATGTCACACTGGATTGATAATGTAATGTACCATTAGTACAAGAGCAACTGAAGCTCCAAGTCCTACCATCATCTTTCCAAAGTCTTTCGCTACAAGAGGAAATACAGATTTTGTTTTCTTCTTACCAAAGTATGTAGCCATCGCAAGTTCACGACCTGCTAGCAAACCAACGAATACCCAAGTTGTACTCATAGGAATATCGTTTAGCTCTTTAAAGAAGTATAAACACAACCAATAGAATAAGTCAATCAACGTGGCTGAACGAACATATCTTGTGTTATGTTTTTCCAAAACGATTTGTTGGATCTTACCACCACGTTCTCTAAACATAAAAAACAAACCACCGACAAATACAAATGAGATCAAAATCATAAGATCTACAGGTACTTGACGCGGGAGGAATACCGCAATGTTTGCCATGTCATGTGACAACCAAGTCCACCACAATCCGCCAGTAGCAACCCACTGAGCAATCCGCCAAAAACGTTTATTGCCTTCACTTACTGGTTGAGTTTCATCAAACCATTTATGAGCAAACTTATTAATGGCAAACCATACTGCGTAAGCAAATAAGGCTGCTACGCCATAACCCATAATAGATTTCATCAACATTTTTTCCAACACAAAGGTTGAAGCAAATACTGATAGAACTAAGAATGATGTTGAAACTGGTACACCAATTCGTGTTAAAGCAACAAGAATAGCTGGTGCTGCGGCGTGGTACCATTGTACTTCTTGCCACGGGATCTTATTCAAACGACCATAACTAATGTCGCCACCATTAACACTCCAACCGTACCAGAGTGTTGCTAGAAGAACAGCAGAAGCCGCTGCCCATAGTACTTTATAGTTAAATCTCTCATTGTTAGATGCCATCCATGTGCCGAGAGTTTGCACTGAATCGTTCGCTATAACCGCATATGCAGCAAGCAGGAAGCCGACAAGGCTCCACAATGTGAGTAGTTCCATTAAACTTCTCCTTCTTGTTTGACGGATTTACCCCGTCGCTCACATAAAAAAGGCAGAGCTTTACCCTCTGCCTACAATATTTATTAATGCTACGTAAAAGTTTTATGACACTTTTGTAACATATTCGTGCCATTCTACACGTATATAATGAGCATCGAGATGATCCCGATACTCAATTGCATCTAAAACACAGTCAAATTTACGCCCATTGATTACGTAAATTCTACCACTCTTTTTTATTACCGGATTCTTCGTTCTCATCATAACCAGCATAATATGCTTCTATTTCTTCAGCAGTCATTTGATCGCGTTCAACACGTTCAGAACTGTATGTTGCACCTTTATAATAGTGAGGATTTAATCCACGGCCATAGTAGCTGTCTGCAGAACCACGATCGAATGGACCACCATGTCTTTCATCATATTTCATATTACTTCTCCGATGCTGGAATTGGATTTGCTTTTAAAGCTTTGAAAAGAGAGAGGGGAATGACGCCCAAGCCAAGTTCACGCCGAGGCTTGCAGTAATCTTCGTATGTGGCGTATTCTTCAGCTGTAAGTAGCTTTTCCATAATTACGCCTCCATACCTAGAAAATCTTTTTTCAAGATTTCGATACGCTCAAGGTTTAGATTACCTTCGAATTCGTCAGCCAATACTTCGAAGCACTCGTCGATGTATTCTGAGTTGTAGAACATACGAAGACCTTGATACATGTCAGACTCAACAAAGTTCCAGAAGTCAGTTGTACCAACACCAGGACGTGTATTGAATTCGTCAGCAACCGCCGCGTTAAAGCATTCGATTACGTCGTTTTTGATCATTGAACCGTTTGGTAGTAGCATTTTGATTTCCTTTGTTTTTCCTTATATTAATAATATAGTACTTTTGCAGGGCAATGTCAACCCCTTTTTCAAATAAAATGAAAAAACGTTTGTAATGAAATCAATGGCTTATAAAAAAGTTGAAAAAAAAAATCAATCGTATCCTAGGACAGCGACTGATTCTAACTCTTTTGATAATTGTTCTGCTTCTCTAGCCTTCCAGGCTTGTTCAAATCCAATTTCATGAACATAGTTTTCGTTGTTTCCCCATAATCGCTTTATGTATGAATTATAGGTAGCTTCGACGTCTCTGTCGGACCAGGATGGATCTATAAGTTTACCTTTAACGATCCAATTCATTCGGTTGGCTTCTTTACGTACAAATGAACTGCACATGGTGGGACCTCCTTTTTGCAAGTACAGCATAACAATATAACCGTATTTATACAGAAGGTTGATAAATGTTACCGCTAACAAAAAATGATAACGGTAACATGAAACATTTTGTTACCAGCCACCTTCGGGTTTTGGCTGAGGTAAAACATCTAGAGCTTTTTCAAACTCGCCGTGATTACCATCATGAGTTGGTGGCGTCCATCCACTTGGCTTTAAAAGATCTGGAAGCCCAAACGGGTTAGGGCGGCCCGGCTTAATTCCAGGACTTTTTGCCATGTTAGCACTATAAACACGATCCCAAGCGTCATTAGCATCAACACCAAATACGTCGAGAGTGCCAATAGCAAAAACACAAAGATCAATAAGACCGTCAACGATTTCTTCAGCATCTCCATTATTGATTGCAGCCAATGTTTCACTCAATTCCTCCTGACACATTAGAGCACGGAACATAAGATACTTACGCATTAGTTCCTTGTTATCTTTATTTGCTTCAAACCAATCACGCACACCAAATTTGTTATGCATCATGTAAATATCATTTGCCCAATCAGACATCTAAATCACTCCATTTTTTAAGTTTTTCACGTTTATTCTTAGCGGCTTCTTTAACTTTATCCAAGTCGATTATATCATATTCTGCTAGAATGTCAAACATACATCCTAGATCTCCAATTTCTGTTTCAAGTTTTTCTTTATTCCCTTGTATGCCATATCGCTGTATTTTAGCGCATTCTTTAATTACTTCTGCACACTCTTCCATTGTAATGGTAAGCACTTCAAGTTTTTCCCTATTTGCTATCATCATTTTCTATATTTCCCTTTAAGTGTGCGATCATATCTTTAATACGCAGACGTTCTTTTTTAGCTTTAGTAACGTATTTGTCAGGTGCTCGTTCAGCTTCCAAGGCTTCTACAACTGTGTTTTGATAACGCCATGCGGCTTCAAGTTGGGCAAGTCTTTGTTGAGTCATGCGAAAAAATCCTCTATTGTGTTTGTCTTCTCAGCAGACCATCCGAGAGCTTCAAGAATAGACTCAAGAGGACTGAGGAAGACTTTATTGAATTGAGTTTCATAATCCACATACGGTTTGAGATTGAATTCATTAGGTAGAACCGCTGGGAACGATATGATATTTTCTTTGATTGGATTCGGTACTTTGAGATATACAAATTTAATCTTATCACCTGACGTAATCGATTCATAACGATTCGACAGGCCATTTTCTTTGAGATACTTATTGTAGAGGATGCAACCACGAACATGCATTGGGCAACCTTTCTTGTAAGTACCACGAACTGTATACTTCTCGATGTTATCAGTACCTGAGTTACGACCAACATCTTCTGGTGGAAGATTAAAGAACTCAGATTTGAATTGAGCAATGAATTGCTGGATTGCTTCTTCGCCTTCATTCATGATAACCTTGAACGATTCTTTGAGTTTATCACGGCAGACT